ACATGATATGTATCAAAGACACATACCCAGATGCATATCTATGTTCACCCGATGCCACAGTACCATGGTATCTACCAACCCAAGGAGTACTCGCACATGTTCAATAAATTCAAATCATCTGCCGCAGCTATCTTAGCGCGTCGTAGTGAGTATCAAAACAAAGCTAAACCATATCTTGATAAATCTATTGCTTATGCAAAAGAAAACCCTAGCGATGTAATGCTAGGTATAATGACATTACTTCTCATGGATATTGAGTCTGATGTCGACGATCTTGAGGATTACACTGGTATATCAGCCGCTGTTGATCTTCATGACTACCGTACCCGATAACATTCCGTAGGAGGAATATACAATGAAAGAACTAAATCTAAATATAGACCGCTGGTCAATGGTAAATTCATCAGACTCTAACGAGCCTATCTTCAATATCACAGACGTCATTACTTTGGCTGATAATATTAGCTGGGCTAATATTGACGACCTTTGCGACTTTAACCAACACGAATACACACACTAAGCCACCTGTCCTACGGCCATGTGTCGTCGGTTACAAACTAGTGAGTCAAATGAGTGGCTCACTATCATCAATTACTTAATAGGATTATTACTATGAACAACTCAGCAAACGCTATTTTATCAAAAGCAAAAAAAGTAACTGCTAAATCAAACCACTTCGATCCAACCGAGCTAGAGACTAAAGAGTTATACCCACCTGTTACATCGTCACTAAACGACGTCGACGCTGACCCTAGCACCGACCCAGAAAAAGCCCACTCCATCAACAACCCACCGAATGACTATCCTGCATATCTGTTAGAAACTTTTGTGATTAACCAAAGCACAGGCAGCCTAATGCCTAAATCGTCTGCAATCGATAACGCCATGGCTTACTACGAAGCGTACGGAGACACACCTTACAAAGGATCCGACGACGAGCAAAAAGCGTTCAATGACCAAGTCGACGAAGTAGCTAGCACTATCACCACAATGTCACAATCTGTAGGCTCGTGGGCAACAGGTACAGCAATACGCCCTAGTAACGTATTCCAGTACAACATCAGAAACACGGGTGCCACGTTATGGGCAGAGTGGTGCATGTACTTAAAAAGTTTCGACGAGCTGTCTGGCAAAACTGATATCTCTGAAAAACAATTAACTTATAAAAACAACGTAGAGTTAATACTTCGCAAACTCGGAACCGACGCACGCGCAATACGCGACGCATTACTTCAAGCTACCGCAATAGGAGACGCAGAGCTCAAAGTTGGACGAGACGATGTACGCAATGCTATTAAACGTAAACTAGACAACGAAGCCGCCCGTCATACCAAAGCGCATAAACCAATCAGTGTCGCCCAAATCTCCACCAAAGAACTTACAGCACACGACGCTACATTACGCGCCAATTTCTAACTCCGTTGCCCACCTAGCCAATCAACATCCACTATTGGCTAGGTGGGTTTTTTTATGTATCTGTATAGCCCAAAGTGTAGCGGTCGCCCCCACCAGGTATCCAGTGTGCCTGCTTCACTATCATCATTTCGTGCACAAGAAACAGTGTGCGTGAACCACGAACCGAGGACCACGAACCACGAACAAAGCTTCCTTTTTCATAAAATATGAGCAATACTAATAATAGTTAAGCTAATAACGCGAGGAGCGCGCTATGAACATCGACTATGTCAAACTGTTACGTATCACCCGTAAATACACGCTAATCATCACCAGAAAATTCTTCTATTACGCAGCGCAAATCTTTGCGTTCGTTGCGTGCCAACTTGATGATTTCCACAAATACCTCGACACAATCTACGAGAGGTATGAGTCATGAGCAAACTATCTAAACCCGAACGGCTTGCCATCCAACAAAAACGAGATAAGGAAGCTCAACTGAAAGATATACAAAATCGTCAGTTTGAACTTTTTCTCAACGGTCCAAGCTATGTAGAACTTGCTTCAGCCTTAACACCAAAAAAACAATTTAACTACGACGAACCCTATAGCGAAATAAAAGCGCATTTGCACTTATTCGCTGAAATGCTAGACCGACTAATCGCGGAGCGTAAATCATGAGTAATACACAAGAAAACATCAATGCATACCGACACACACTACTTGCCATAACCGATCTGGCGTCCGACGCCGTACCCGCACACGAACAAATATTCGCAGGAATATCTTACTTCGCACACATGGCACACGGCACTGCACCTACTAAAAAACATGCAAAAGAGATTATTAAAGCAGGGCTTGAGTACGGCAAAGAGCTTCATGCTGAAGACATGGAGGACGAGTCATGAGCAAATACATTGTGTACTCATACCCAGAAGGGATCTCATTAAATGGTCGGCAATACCTACTCGACGATAACGACGAGCTGCTGAAATTCGACTCCCCAACGGCTGTCATGGATTATTTAGCGCAGCATGGAATAGAAGCCACTACTGAAGATGAGCTTGAAGAATACGGCATCTGGGTAACAAAAGAGGACGAATCATGAGTAAAAAATATTCAACTGAAGTGTGGGACATACAGTTCTACAAAGTAAACGAAGACGGTGACGAGTTACGCAACGATGACGGTAGCGTGAAGTTGTTTACACCAACTCGCGATATAGATTTGTCATGGATAAGTGATTCCGTATACGAAAAAGACGTTGAGGAGATCAAATCATGACTAGCGAAGAATTATGGACGTGGCTTGACACATGCCCCACACATAAATGGGACGTCGTCCAAATCGAAGGCGACTACATGCGAGTAATTTTCCCATTTGACGACCCAAAAGAGGACGAGTAATGAGCAAACTAGACGAAATACAAAAAGCCACTGAACACCTTTTGTGGTGTATCAAACACCCAGAAAACGTTGCTACAGCCACCCCCGATATGTCTCTACAAGAGCACATTAAATTCAACAGCGAGAAAATAATTAAACTTTCAGGAGAACTACCGTGCCGGATCTAATCTATTCAAGAAATCCAAATAACGACTTTTTAACCAGTAACCAAATATATACAAAAGCACCAGCTGTATATGCACATGACTATTCAGAAGAGCTGTCTAATAAGTATGGAAACTTTAATTCAGCACACGCCATCGAAGTTATGAATGACCACGGATATGGCGTCACACAAGCAGCCCAGGTTCGAGGACGAACATCAAAAGCAGACGCACATGGACAGCATCTCATGGCCTTTGCTAAACGCAATGACGTTAGTGCCACTGCAGAACAGCAACCAGAAATAATTTTCTATAACTCACACGATGGCAAATCATCAATGAAGCTATTCGCTGGTGTCTATCGGTTTATTTGTAGCAACGGCATCATTGCTGGCGAAGGATTCGACCAACGAATGGTTCACTACAAAAGTAACCTAGACAGCTTTGAAGACTTGCTTACTTATACAACAGCCAAGTTAGAAAATGTCACAGGGTTTACAGAAAAACTCCAACGCATCATCCCTGATGAAAGAGCAATCAACAACTTTGCAAAGCAGGCACTAAGTACACGCTATGACTATTTCGAAAACACTAACAACTATCGACCGTCATTAGAAGAACTTGATGGCAACATGTTTGATGCCCGTGCCATATCTCAAGCACTAAGACCAACCCGTGCAGAAGACATGGCTGATGATGCCTGGACAATCTTCAACAGAGTTCAAGAAACCGTTCTACGCGGTGGCTTCCAGATCTTAGGTCCACGCAAACGTTACAACAGGAAGTTTGTTGGCTACAAAGATGCCAAAGCAATTACTTCTGTTAAAGAAAACGTAACCATTAACCGCAAGCTATGGGACATAGCAGAGGAGGCATTAGCAGCGTGAATACAATCACAATTAACGATGATCAGCTTCTACTCATAATAGATCTTATATCTAGAGCACAAGATGACTTTGAAATGCATCTTTACGATGAGACTCTTGTTGAAGGCTATGCTGCAGTCTGCATGCTTCAAATGCACACTAAACTTACAACCTTAGAAAAAGTGTTAAAAGCCAACCAGCGTGAGCCTATTGAGTTCTGTTCAGCTACTCAATCACAACAGTTTGAAAGTAATTTAGGTTGGAAAGTTTATCAAAAGCAAATTCAAAAGGAGGACTAATTATGAACTCTACTAAAGTTTTTATAGAACGTAATTTCATAGAAAGCTTTTATAGTTTTCTTGACGCACACGCTGAATGTAATTTAGCAAACCCCACTCACCAAGAAGAACCCTCAATAGAAATACAAACCGAAGAACTTAAAGAACGACTTGATAATGTCGAATCAAAACTCGATGACGTTGAATCCCTTACAGACGACCATGAATCTCGTTTAGATACATTAGAAATGCAAGAACTTGAAGAGCGTTTAGAGCATCTAGAAGAGTCTTTAGAAAATCTCACCAAAGATATGGACTTTAAACGGGAAATCGAAAGTGTCGTCAATGAATCTCTAAGAGCTATATCAGCTCGCGGTCAAATTAAAGTTTACATTTCATCAGAGGACTAATTATGTCTAAGCCAGTAAAACTTCAACCCGTAGGAATTGTGCACACACCGGACAATCTAAAAGAACTCGAAGCTTATATAGCTAAATTTTCAGGCTCTGAAGCAATCGTTGCCTTCACTTGCGCTTACATGGCATGGAACTTAGCTGCAAAACTTACTAACCCACAGGACCGCGAATCATGAACACTTATGAAACATATGTTACGGGTGTCACAGGACGGCGTCTAACAATACAAGCCGAAAACCAAAAAACTGCTGAAATCGAAGCACTGCGAGAGTTCACAGCCTTAGTAGGTGCAGAAAGCAACGTTGAAATCATCGACATTACAAGGATCGATGATGACAAGGACGAATCATGAACAAAATAATCGAACAAGACACCATCTACTACACCAAAGTAACCAACGGGATGTATTCACTTGAAGAACATCCCATCAACCCAACCACACAAGCTGAAGCTGATGCTATCTATGATGATCTGGCTACTTACTTATCACCAGAAAGTGTCCATTCCGATGGCGAAGCATCAGAAAGCGAAGCTAAAGACCACATTAACTTCTACATGCGCAAAGCAATACAAGTAGAGCGTCGTGGTTTTCTTCCATCTAACGACAGTGATGCCTGGGAAGCAGGTACGCGACCCAGTACTCAAGGATATTACTCATGGGACATGATGAAGTTTTAGAAGCCTGCAACAAACACCGAGAAATTCACGAAGGCATTGGCTTATCTGACGAACTAGTAAACATCGTAACCTTCGCCTACCAGCAAGGTTTTTGCGAATCCTTAAGGCAATCATTAGCCAAGAAAACCTTAGTTAAAGAGGACGAACCATGAAAATTAACAAAGCACAACAGACCTCCCTTAAACGTGTCTGGACAAGAAACAACCAAGGCATGAGCTACTTAGCATTCCGTAGAACAGTATGCAGCGGCTCTAACTGCGCAATGGTGCGGTGGTCTGGCATGTGGTTAGGCATCGAACCCGACGGATACACACACTCATGAACTATCAATTAGAGCTGTTTCAAACTGTCCATTGTTTAATCTGCGACGAATTATTTACCGAAAATATTGACCAACCAGCAATCGAAAAATGCTTGTACTGCGGCAATGCAGACAAACAACGAACGCATTACTTGGAGAATTACAAACCATGAACCGTATGCCATGCAGCATAACCGACGGACCACAGTACGATGACAACGAACTGTTTCCACCGAAACCTAAACCCAACCCTGACTATGAACGCGACATGCTGCTTGATAAAAAGTTTGCGCTAAATATAGGTCTTGGACCACTCATCACGCCCTTTGAAGGAGAACGACATGAATAGATCTTGGATTGTGTGCTGGCACGACAGCCACTCAAATACTGACTTCTGGGAAGTTTTTGATTCACGCTCAGAAGCCCATCTCTGCTACAACAATATTGTAGAAGATTGTTATGTTGCAGCTATTACAAGCGTCATTGAGTCTACTGATTACGAGCCTCTTTTAAATGTTGCTAGCAATAATACTTGAGCTAATATATTAGCTAAGGTACTATTTAAGGATGTTAATTTACTAGGAAGGTAGCAATGAGTTTAAACACCGTAACACCAGCCGAATGGGATAAAGCCAGCCATAACTCCCCAAAAAACTATGTCGAACCGTATGACATTCAATCTGACCCAGTCAATAAACCAAAACACTATAACACGGGTGCAATTGAATGCATTGACTACCTAAAAGACAGCTTAGGTGACGGGTTCGATGCTTACCTTGAAGGATCAATTAAAAAGTATCTTCACAGGTTCCAATACAAAAACAAACCCGTAGAAGATCTTCGTAAAGCCCGATGGTACTTAGACCGTTTGATCACTGAGCAACTAACTAAATATCCTGAATGAACACTATATTCACGGATATTACCGCAGCCATTGAAGAAGCTCATTTCATTCAACATGACTTAAACAAAACTGCATACATGGTGGTAGATCAACAAAACAATCTACATGTCGTAACAGACACACAGTATGCAGCCCCCACTTGGGCAACGTTTAGAGTCATCGAAACATTTCACCGAGGAGGGTGCAATGAACACAAAAGAGTATTTCGACCAGTTAAAAAACCTAGATGAAGACAGGGTAAACCCTGAGTTCCATACATACACAACTGTATGGATGAAGTCTCGTATGCCTGAAGCATACAAAGAACTTGTATCTCGTTACAAAACCCTTGAAAACGAAATCTACGCACAACACGAATGCAATGGAGCGCCATTTTAATGTCAATAGGTATGTCGAACGTCAACAAATTTGCACGTAAAAAAATTCAGCAACATATCAATACCTACCTACAAGAAGGTGGGCAAATCACTTACTTGCCTACAGGTGTAGCTAGGCCAGACAAAAAATCTTTTAACAGTCACACCACCACAACCCAAAAACAAATTGATCAGAAGAGGAATGCTAATGCTAGTAACCCTCGACTTTGAAACATACTTCGACACTAAAGTGTCTCTGACTAAACTCACCACAATGGACTATGTCCGTCACGAGAAGTTCAAAGTATGGGGCGTTGGCATCAAGATCGATCATGATAAAACAGAATGGTACGGCGAAGACGAAGCAGAAGCCGCGATTCATGACATCGATTGGAGCGACGCGACCCTCATATGCCACAACACCCCCTTTGATGGCTATATATTGACCAGGTACTACGGTGTAATACCTAAATTCTATGTAGACACAGCGTCTATGGCGCGCGCCTTAGCGCCAGGCCAGTCGGCCCGTCTAAAAGACTGCGCTATACGTGAATTCCCAGATGATGAAACTATGCGTAAAGGCGAAGAGCTCATCGATGCAAAAGGTATCTATGACTTAGACCCCGAAACAGAAGCAGCACTAGGTNGTTATTGCATACAAGATGTAGACCTTACCTATGCTTTATATAGAAAAATGATCAACAAAATGCCACTCACTGAGCTAGAGCTCATCGACATGACGTGTCGCATGTTCTGCGAACCAAAACTAACCGCGAACCTCGAAGTTCTAACCAAGTTTCGTGATGAACAAATCTACAACAGTGAAGCAGCAATAGCTGCAGCAGGTATTGATCGCAAAGTGCTCAGTTCAAACCAACAGTTTGCTGAGTACATCGAGCTAGAACTTGGTCTTGTACCACCCACTAAAAGAAGCCCAACTACTGGCAAAAATATACCTGCACTAGGTAAAAGTGACAAAGCTTATACCCAGCTACAAAACATGTACCCACAATTTAAGCATGTATGGGATGCAAGACGCGCAGTCAAAAGCCGTATCAATGAGACTAGAGCACAACGTTTCATAGATGCTAGGCACGAGGATGGCACAATCAGTGTGCCACTGCGCTATTACGCTGCACATACAGGCCGCTTTGGCGGCACTGAAAAAATTAACATGCAGAATATGCCACGTAAGTCTCCGTTACGCACAGCATTAGAAGCCCCTGAAGGTAAATTAGTCTTTGTTGCTGACTTATCAAACATCGAAGCACGCATGCTAGCCTGGTTAGCGGATGAACAAGACTTGCTGCAGCAATTTAGAAACGGCGACGATATTTATAGCAACCTTGGATCTGTCATCTATGGGTATCCCATAAATAAAAATGATCATCCGCTTGAACGTTTTGTAGGTAAGACTGCAGTGTTAGGTCTTGGCTACGGCATGGGTGCCAAGAAGTTCCAATCAACGTTAGAAACAGGAGCGATGGGTCCACCCATGAAGTTCAGCGACACAGAAGCAATAAACGTTGTTAATACATACCGCAGTACATACCCAGGTATACAAGATTTATGGACCAAATTAGAACTCAAACTTATTAACACCATCAACTGTAACTACCACGAAGCTTGGCGGTGTTTAAGTTTTAACAATAAAAAAATTGGCTTACCTAATGGGTTAGCCCTTCACTACAACGATCTAAAATATAAAGGAGGACAATTAACTTATACATCCCGTAACGAAGAACAAACGTGGGGAGGGCGCATCACAGAAAACGTAGTACAAGCCCTATCCAGACTTATCGTTACAGACGCGATGTTACGTATCCAATCGGATAAAGATCTCGACGCTGACGTCGTTTTAACAGTACACGATGAGATCGTTTTAATTAGCCAAGCTAATAATCCAGATGTTACAATGGCGAAGCTTATTAAACACATGTGTGTCCCTCCAGCTTGGGCACCAGACCTTCCTCTTGATGCCGAGGGAGGCTACGACAAAGGGTATAGCAAATAATTAGATGTCTAGATTAGTGCTAACACGGAAGATTAATGAAAAAATCATCATCCACAACGATGATGACGGCGTTTTGGCGACATTAAAAGTGTCAAAGGTTGACAGGAACCAAGTTCGTTTAACATTTGAAGCTGGTAACGAGATCAGGATTGATCGACAAGAGATATTCGACAAAAACGCTCCTACTAAATAAATAATACCTATGGTATTATTGTCAGCTCTGTAGGAGGAGCCATGCAATTAACGTTTTTAGAAGCCGCAAACGGACAACGGCTTAGCAAAAGACACTGTCCAAAAAATGGATTTACACCATACCCCCATGTAAAAAGCGTCACATCTCACGAACATAACATACCTTTAGATAATACTGGCTTAGCCATGTTAGAACGCCTCATCCTCGATGAAGGCAACAAAGGATATTGTCTATTAAAAGGTGACTTAAAACGACCATTAACCAACGAATCGCGAGCAGGTAAAACGAACCGCGTTGCATACTCCAATCTGCTTGTACTTGATATTGATGGCATTACATTGCCAGACCATACAAATCTTAAAACCTATGACGCAATAGCTGTCAGTAAACTTGCAAAAACTGTATTACGTGAACTGCCACCGGCATTACAAGACTGCAGTTTTATTGCACAAGCATCATCAAGCTTAGGTCTTAAAGGAGACAAAGTATCTTTACATATATTTATGCTTTTAGAACACGCTATGCCTGCAAAAGCAGTCAAACTGTGGCTACAAGCAGCTAATTTTGAATCAAAACTATTTGCATCTCAACTAGGACTATCCTCTAACGGACATTCTCTTAAGTTCCCACTAGATGCTAGCGTAGCAGACAATTCAAAACTCATCTTCATTGCCCCTCCTACCTTTGAAGACGGAACCCACGACCCTTTCAGTTCCCCTGCTGATCGGGTCGTGCGTGTTTCCGGTATTACAGAAACACTAGACCTTGCTTCTTTAATGAGCGATATCAGCCCTGAAGTAGTGCATCAAAAGAGTAATGCACACAAAAACAAGCTGCGTGTACAACGCGGCTTTAACGCTAAAAAAGAACGACTAACTATCGCGACTGTCGATAACAAGTCAGAAGAAATTTTAGAAAACCCAGACAGGATGTCTATCCAGATTACTGACGATACGAACCCTCCGTACATACGGTGTAATGTCAATGGTGGAGACAGTAACGCTTACTACTTTAAGCTCGAAGACCCAACGTATATGTTTAACTTTAAAGGCGAACCTATCTGGTCTATCGAGAAAGCAGATCCTGACTTCTATAAAACGCTGTTTGATCATTATCAAGAAGAAATGGAAAAAGAAGGCAGAGCTACTTTCCCAGTTGTACTGAGAGACTACGATACAGACACACATTACAACGGTATTTTTGATCCAAATCTTAATCAATTTACCGAACAGTTCCCGTTAGTACCTTGTGCAGCATCAAGTATCGAAGGGTTCATGCGATCACACGGTCGCAGCAAACCTGATTTTATTCCAGATGGTAAGGTTGTTTTTGATCCAGCATCAAACTCAGATTCAGTTAACCTTACTAATGTTCCGTATTACATCAACATGTTCCGCAAGACAGAATACATGTTAGATCGTGCATACCACGAACAACTAAGCATGGGTGACGCACATAAAATCGCGAGCTCTTGCCCTTTAATCTACAAACTATTAACACACATACTTGGCGGACAAAGCCTTGAAGTTGAGCACTTTACTAACTGGTTAGCATACATCTTTCAAACCAAACGCAAAGCAATGACTGCGTGGGTACTGCAAGGTGTTCCTGGTACAGGCAAAGGTATCTTCTATACAAAAGTACTCCGGCCACTGTTTGGTGTAGAGCATGTACCAATGCGTGCGTTACAAAATATTGAAGAGCAATTTAATCTCTATATGAGACAAGCACTGTTCCTTGTTGTTGATGAATTCCATATGGCATCAGCTAACGCAGGAACCATGAAAATTGCTGACAAACTCAAGAACGCTATTACTGAAAACACAATGACTATCCGTGCAATGCGTTCTAACCAGGTAGAGATGCCTAACTTCACTAACTTTATCTTCCTTACTAACCGTATGGATGCCGTGAAAATCGAGGAGGGGGACAGGCGATACAACATCGCTCCAAGACAAGAACAAAAACTAGAACATGTATACCCAGAAGTCATCGATGGCATCGATGACATCAGCACTGAGCTACACAAATTTGCTGCACTGCTTCGTAACTACAACGTTAACAAGCAGCTAGTACGAACACCTATTGCTAACAACGCTAAAGCACAGATGGCTCAAGTCACCATGTCAGTAATGGAAGAGTTCTTTGCAGCAGTGCGTAACAACAACCTTAATTTCTTTACAGAGATTCTAGATATTAGCGTAACTAATGTTATGCAAGCACAAGAAATTACAACCGCACAACGCTTTGTAAAGCAATGGATTGCAGAATCTCAATGGCCTTATTCGGTAATACCAATGGAGCACTTGCGAGTTGTATATTCAGTACTAACAGAAGATCGTATGTCTCAACGTGAATTTATAAAGAAAGCAGAACGTTGTGGAGTCAGTAGAGAGCGTAAACGAGAACATAACGCCTCTTCGTCTAATCCTATAAAAGGCGTAGTTACACAATGGCAACTTACAAACGATACGTTCAAAGAACTTACCGATAAGTACTTTGATGCAAACGATAAGAAGCTCCTTGCAGCGGTTTAAAATAATACCTATACTAATACTTCTATTTGATACTATTCTTAGGATATAGAATGATTAAACTAACTCAGGATACGAGACCCGACGACGTTGTCGATTTTGAAAAACCTGAAACATTAGGTGATGTTCGCGCTTGGAGCTACTCAGCTCTTAAAGTATACGAAGACTGTCCATACCGTACATATATCAGCAGAGTCAAAGGTGTTAAAGAACCTAGTGGCCCAGCAGCTGATCGTGGTACACAAATCCACCAAGAAGCAGAAGACTACGTCAATGGCACACTTGGTGAAATGCCAGACTCATGTAAGAAATTTGAAGACCAATTCGAAGAACTGCGCAGCTTATACATCGACGCTAAAGTAGAACTAGAAGGTGAGTGGGGCTTTGACCTTGACTGGGCGCCAGTAGGTTGGATGCAGAAAGACACTTGGGCTCGCATCAAACTTGATGCATTAGTACAAGAAGATGACACATCAGCCCGCGTTATTGATTACAAAACGGGTAAGCACTTCGGTAACGAAATTGCTCACGGTCAACAAGGATTGCTCTATGCCATAGGCACCTTCTTTAGATACCCACATCTTCAGTTTGTACAGACTGAGTTTTGGTATCTAGATCATGGTAAGACTACCACCAAACAATACACGCGAGAGCAAGCAATGGTGTTCGCACCAGGCTTTCACCGGCGTGCAATAAAAATGACAACAGAAACAGAATTTGCTCCAACACCCAGCAAAGACAGTTGCAGATGGTGCTCGTTCCGAAAAGGCGACGAACCTGAATGTACCTGGGGTGTGGGCTAACCTACTTACTTCTCCCCTGCAGTAAGACCTTTGCCCTAATGACTGTATGTATTAGGGCTTTTTATTCCCGATCGGAATCCAACTGATCCTCACGAAGAATGAACAGGAGAACTCAATGAAACGTTTTACAAACAAGGCACTTAGGTATTCTCTAGGTGTCCTTCTTATCTTTTTATTACTCACGCTTTTAGGCCAAGCTTTTGCTATCGCCCTGTACGCATCCTTAGCTACAGCCAGCGCAGCAGGCATTGTCTATCTGCTTACAAGGACCACTAATGATTCAAATAGTAATAGCTCTACTAAACATTTATGAAATCACATTATTTATCGCAGCCCTTATAGGAGTTACATATGATTTTTGCAGGTCTTCTCTCAGCACTCGGTTTACTGTTCCTGATATTTAAGTTCGGTATACGCCGTGTTATCGCATACGACATACCTATCGACATTGCTGTTACAGGTTTTCTTATGTATGCATTTGCAGGTACCTACAGCGGCATGATTGCAGCAATGGTCGGTGGCCTTATTGTTTCTATTACTTTATTCATCATGAAACGCACTATGCGCCGTGAAGAACTCAAGCTAGTCAAAACCTCATCTTTCCCTTACCGCGCTATTAAATGGATAGGAGTACAGCCATGACATTAGCTATTGTTAATGCAATATTTTTTATTGTTATCTTTGTAGTTTTACTAGACGGAGCGCGCCTTATGCTCCAAGACTCGCAAAAACGTTACCAACTTAGAAAAAAACTGCGCAAGGAACAAAGTAATGATTAATTACAAAGAACTTTTATGTGGGCATATGAAGGAGATATACGATGACGCTGCCAACCAATCTAAGAATGTTCTACAAAAGACAGGGAGGAGTAGTGGAATACACCATTTCACCCGACCCAGCGGAAGCCACGTTCTGGTCAACGTACCGTCTCAAAAAAGCAGACGTGAAACTAATTGTAAAGTTAGACCGAACTATGTCCAGTCAGATTCGAGAGGAGATTATGTATGACATCCTTAGCCGTGAACCTAATCCCAGTAAAAAATCTACGACCACCAACGACGAGGTATCGCAAAGGCGTCAAAGCGCCCAGCCTATCCATGTTAAAACGAGGAAAGCAAAATAAAAAACTCGGTGACAAAATAACTAAAGGTGCTTGGAAAGGTATGACTATGTACTCGCTAACGTTAGAAGAGCGCGCTACATGTCCTAGTGACTGTCAACAGTGGGACAACTGCTATGGCGATAACATGCCTTTTGCACATAGGTTTGATCATACACGAGCTGACTTTGTCACTAAACTTGAGCAGCAGCTGTCTGAACTAAACAAAAAACACACGAACGGATTTGTTGTTCGGCTGCATGTACTCGGTGATTTCTACGACGGTAAGTACATTGTTCAATGGCAACTGTGGTTACATCAGTTTAAAAACATGAATGTGTTTGGGTATACACACCACACATACACATCAATATTTGGTGCAATGATCAACAACATTAACCGCCTACACCCTGACCGTTTTCGTGTTCGTTTTTCAGATGACTGGGACACAGAATTCAGCGCGCATGTTATTCAATCAAAAGATTTAGAGTACATCGAGCACGGTGTTATATGCCCTGAGCAACTGGGCAAAACAGATAGCTGCGCAACCTGTAGTTACTGCTGGTCAAGTGACAACCCAGTCATTTTTATTGAGCATTAATATTAGCTGTGGTATTATTCTAAACCATCAACGAGTGATGTATATGTTAAAACCCTTTGAACATCAAAGCGCTACGACAGCGCACATTCTTAACAATCCCCGCTGCCTAATTACATCTGATCCAGGTACAGGCAAAACCCGTTCTGTTCTAGATGCGATCGCGAACCGTGGATCGCGAACCTTGGTCCTCGCACCGCTGTCCATTCTCGAAGCATCGTGGGCTGATGACATTGAGAAGTTTCAACCTGGTCAGACGTACGCAGTTGCGTACGCAAAGAACCGTGCCAAAGCATTTGCTGGTGATGAATCAATTGTTATTACTAATCATGATGCAGTGAAGTGGCTGCTTAAAAACCAACACGTACTTAAAGGCTTTGAGACGTTAGTTATTGATGAGTTTACAGCCTTTAAAAACAAAGACAGTCAGCGTAGCAAAGCCATTAAAAAATTAGTTGAGCTATTTAAATACCGCATAGCAATGTCAGGTACACCTAATAGCAACACAATCTTAGATATATGGCACCCGACGCTACTCATAGACGACGGCGAACGTCTTGGTCATCGCTTTTATAGTTTCAGGTCTGCCGTGTGTACTGCACGGTTTAATGGCTTTGCTAATGAATGGGTAGATAAAGATGATGCAGAAGAGATTGTTGCTGCAGCTATTGGTGATATCAACATCCGCTATGAACTAGAAAGCTGCCTTGATATGCCTGAACAAACAATGCATACAAAGCTCGTTACGCTGCCTAAAAAGATCATGGCCCAGTACGAAACACTTAGTGAAGACTCTGTGCTATATACCGGCAAAGCTACCATCAACGCTGTTCATGCAGGCGCTAAAGTCAAAAAGTTATTACAACTATGTACTGGCGCAATCTATGACGAGCAGGGGGATGTTCAATCTGTGCATCCAGAACGTTATGAACTTGTGATGCAGCTAGTGTCACAACGCAAACACAGCCTTGTTGCATTTAATTGGAAACATGAAAAGCAACACATGACTGCACTTGCAGAAAAACAAGGTATCTCATACGCAACTATCGATGGTGATACACCCGCGCATCGACGCAAAGAAATTGTAGATCGTATGCAAGCAGGGCAGTTACAAGTCGTGTTCTGTCACCCCCAGTCAGCAGGTCATGGTCTCACTATGACTAAAGCAACTACTGTTATCTGGGCATCACCGACATACAACGCAGAACATTATCAACAGTTTAATCGGCGTATTTATCGCGCCGGTCAAACGCAGCGTACAGAAATAATACAGATCGCAGCGCGCAACACCTGGGAACCAGAGGTATACGAAAAGCTTCACAGCAAGCTTAAGCGTATGGAAGACCTTTTGGGAATTCTCAATCAACTTAAAACCGCAGCCTGAAGGAATCAGCATGAACATTAATGAACTTATCGAAGCACGAGCAAAAGTCAAAGACGCTATGGCAGGTCTTAACGCTGAGCTCAAAGAGTTAAACAAATCAAAAGACGAGTTGGATTATCAACTCTTAACCCAATTAGATGAGCAAGGTTTGTCTCGCACTGCGAATGACAAAGCTAGCGTGTCTATTAACCAAGATACTGTACCTGAAGTAACAGACTGGGATGCATTTTATGCCCATGTTCTGCAACAACAGGACTTCAGTCTCTTACAACGACGGGTATCGTCGACTGCATACAAAGAACTCCTGAAGCTTGGCGAAGGTGTCCCTGGTTTGCAGCCCCGTGAAATTCGACGCATTAACTTTCGATCCCTATAAACCTAAACATGAATCATGAAGAGAAAATATTATGCCTAAATCAGCACTAGCAGTACAACTTGTATCATCAACTGACTCATTACCTGCCCACCTCAAAGTAGTTGAAGGCGCAGGTCGTGGTAACGAAAACGTTGGTCAGAATGTTCAGATCCCCCGCATCAAGCTTTTGCAAAAGATGTCTAACGAAGTAGATAAGCATCACGCTAGCTACGTCGAAGGGTGCGAGCCTGGTCATCTGGTTAACACACTTACTAATCACAACTATGGCAATGACTTGTATGTTTTGTCTCTACACTTTAAGACAGAGTTCGTTGTATGGCGTCATCTTGATGCTGGCGGCGGTTACTTAGGAGCATTTTCCTCAATGGCTGAAGCGCAAGCTAAAGTTGACGAGCAAGATAAACCTAGTGAGTACGACATTAACGAAACTCATGCACACGTTATTCTCGTTAAAGATCCTGAGACAGGTGAGCTAGAGCGCTCACCAGCAATCATGGACTTTGCAAGTTCTAAGTTACGTGTATCTAAAGCGTGGAACTCACAGATTGGTATGAAAGGCGGCGATCGATTCGCCGGTCTTTGGAAAGTATCTGGTGTACCTACCGAGAACAAGATGGGCAAAGCATTTATGAATTGCGAAGTCTCGTTTGTTGGTTGGGCGCAAGAAGAAGATTACAAGACTGCTGAAGCCTTGTACGAGCAGTACGCTAAATAAATTGGAGTGAGTCGACCAAGGTCTAATCAACCTCACAAATCGGACTGATCCACCGATGGTCACAACGGATCATTTAATTTAACTTAATAGGATATTGCAATGTTAGATACAAACTCTATACAAACTAATGACATAAGCTGGCTTTTATCAGCTGCAAGTTTTTGCCCAATAGAACGCGCTCATAAAAGCGATTCTATCAACAGGGTTAATGTAGAAAAACTAGAACCTGTAGGAAGTCGATCAAATCTTTCTAAGCATTTAAACCTTAAAGAGCTAGGCACTACAAAGTATATAGCTCAAATCTTTAAAGATGATTACGTACATGCAGCACTCGTTCATAACTTTATGCTTACGACCGGGGCAGAGTCTCATATGTTTTTCGATGATTACACCACTACTGAAAGGTGTTTTTGGTATATCACTGCAGACAAAGTACCCGATAGCCTTTATTCACCAGATAACCACGGCGTAGGAGATTATTTTTATGAACAAGCCAGTTGATAAGTTGGAACACAAAGAAAACGAAAAAGCTGTTATAGATTTTTGTAAAGCGAACTACAAAGATAATTGGGGGCTAAATGTATATTCAGACAACGATGTTGATACTTTTATAGTAATAGCTGTCCCCTCTAAGCTATATGGAGAACACGGCGATTTTAGTTTAATTACTGGCGCTTCCATAGAATGCGTACAGCCATTATTAGGCAGGATAAGAAAAAACAATCCATAAAGTTAACATTGTTATACAGCTTGATGCACTGTAAGCCGAAACGCATCATTTAATTTATGAACGAACACAGTTTTATTAAGTCAATACATAACTCCCTGCACCCTGATGTCTATAAGTGGAAAATCCACGACACATATACGGGAGGAGTACCTGACGCAATGTATGCTGGAACGCACAGTGTGTTGTTTGTTGAATACAAATATATTAAAACACTACCTAAAAGGAATAGTACTAACCTCCGTCACAGTCTCTCACAGTTACAGTTAAATTGGCTTAACCGCGTAAATCAAGCTGCACAAACAGCTCTGATAATAGGGGCCGAGAATACTGGTATTATATTAGTAAGTGACTTTTCTACTAATATAAGTAAAATGAAATATGTTGAACAAGCTATAACTAAAAAAGCTATAGCTGAATGGATATATTTAAAAACTTGTCGAGGAGATACTTGTGACAAACCCAACGCCAATCCCAGTTTTAAACCTACGTAAAATCTGGGATCAGAAAAAATCAGAAATGCAATTTACACAAGTTGAAGCTGCTCATGATCTTCAATGGTCCCAAGGAGCTATTAGCCACTACTTAACGGGACTTACTCATTTAGGAGCGCCCGCAGCAATTAAATTTGCAAATTTTTTAGGGGTAGACCCAACGGAAATTGATCCTAATATTGAGGAAAGTTTACCCTGTGTAAGCAAAATTGACATAACCTACAACGCTACTGATATGTCACAACCTTTAAAAGGTAATAAAATATATTCTAAAAAACGTTCGATATCTACGTATATTCAGCTTGATGATGGAGCCAAGTTAGCCTGCTGCAATGTCCATGCAGAAGGCAACACTGTTGTTCAGGTCTGTAACGTTGAAGACCATTTGAAATCAGATTTGTATGCCGTACGGCTAAAACGCAACAAACGCCTTCACTTTCTCAAGAAAAACGAACTACCTGAAAACAACAAAATTATGAAGGTCTGGGCTGTAGTTGCCTTCCATACTTATTATTAAAATTAAATGAAATAAAGCATGACCATACAGAAGTGTTTAGTTATACTTAGAAATAATTAGCATAACTAATATTAATACTAAGGCTACTAATACTTAACAAAAGGAAAAGAGGATACGCAATGATGCAAGAGTTACTTTTAGACAAGTATGGAGTGTTTATGGACCTCCAAGATTTAGCTGATCTACTTAAAATTAAAAAAACTTCGCTTTACCAACAAATTTATCAAGGCCAGTTAGATATTCCCCATATCAAACGTGGTAAAAAATACTTATTCCCTACGCAACAAACAGCAACTTATTTGCAATCTCAGATGCAATGAGTGCATCCCTTTCATGCATTAATATCATTACTAATATTTAACGCTTTTAAATATACTGCACCTCTTTTCTTAGAGGTACGTTATGATTCTTTACATGCTTGTGTTTACTGTTGTTGCTTTAGGCGCGATCGCCCAGGAAGACCTGTGAGTGCGTCAATGACGCACTTAAAAAATAACTAAAATAAAATATATATAAATATCAATAAGTTAGTGTGCCTGCATGTTTAAGTGTAAATAGCACTAAAATGAACTTAAGCTATTGAAAT